AGAGAAGGGGTTGAAGAAAGATGCTAGAGGATTAATACCCGCTGTACTTAGGTAATTAATCTTACCTCCTGTAGCCTCCTTAAGGACGTTGCCCATCATCCAACGAGGCATCTCACCAAACTTCTCATTGTGCTGCATACCAATATTACCGATGGCGGATATAACATTGGCACGGCCAGGGTAGTCAATGGGGAGGCGATAGACTACACCTGAGATAAAGCGGTACCACCCCCAGAAGGGAGCAATCTGACGAACAACGCGTCTCTCAAACGGCCCAAGTGCGGCAAAGTTGTATGCGAATCGATCAACGTCGTCGAGAGCTTTACGGACAGCTTCTGGATGCTCTAGGATAAAGTCTCGATACTCGTCAACCGTTCGAGGGCCCCTTGCCTTCTCAAAGCCAGCAATTATTGTCCCACTCTCCCTGATTCCTTGCTTTGCTTCCTTATTAAGTGAGTGTACCATTGAGGCCTTACGGAAGTAGTCCTCAATTCCTTGTACCTTCTCCATAGCGAACCTTGAGACGCGGTTCGTTCCCGACGCACCACCCTGCATCCCGAGCTCAGCAATCTCCATACCGACTTGGTTTCCAAGCTGGACACCCCCCATTGCAGGGTTCTCAAAAATATTTGGCTTCTCAGGTGTGGACTCAGCAAGCTTCCCAGCAGTCCTATAGTCTTTGGGTCCTACTCCCTTAATCGTGTTAAGTAGGAAGGAGCCTACAGCGGTATTCAGAGCCCAACGTGGCATGAGGCTAAGGGTATATGTACGCCACACATTCAGCGCGCGAGCCATCCCCCTGATTGCAGGATTCTCGTAGGGCTTAGAGGCATTCTCAATCTTACGCTGATACTCAGCTACAGAGCGAGGCACCACATAAGCTTTCTGCTTCCTCGCGGCCTGGGTCATCTTCAGAACTGTATCTTCTCCTACTGCTTTGACCGCTGCTTGCATTTCTGGTCCGTCCATTGGGAATCCTTGTCCCTCAAGGGTAGATACCATATCGGCAACAGTAGTTTGGTCATTATAGTAATGAAGAGGAGCTGTGGGATGGACAGCGGTGTATTCCTTACCATACTTACTTTGGGCCTCAAAGTCTGAGTCCACGGTAAGTGGTTCTCCATCAGAGCCCTTAAGCGCCCACTGATCCAAGAGCTTAGCGTTATACGCAGTAGTGAGAACATCTCGTTCCTGCTTTGCAATGAGGTCTACAAAAGAACGCATATCCGGACGGTGGATACCAGCAAGCAGGGGGTTTGGATTGGGCCGAAGGTTGCTACTAGGATCCTGGAAAACATTCTGGTATGTAACGTTAGACGGTGAAAATTGTCCTTGCTTCTTACGGAAGCCAGCAGGCTCATCACTAAAGATCCTACCGATACGCGTAGGCTCATGCCACTCAAAGTCTCGCGCAATCTGCGTGGGTGTGATGGTTGGATTGGGGAATGGATGACCAGTAGGATCAGGATCGAGGCCTTCAAGCTCAGGAGGCTGATTAAGTGGTGCTGGTGCTGCGTCAGGCGTGCGTTGGTCCCTACGAAGGTCATCAACGTAGATGCCTTCACTCTCAGCCTTATCAAAGCGACGTTGGTCAAACATATGCAGATCAGCAAATGTAGAGCCACTAGCAGGAGCTACAGAGCCATCAGGAGCAACAGTGTTAGTCTGTGGTGGACTCTCGGCATCCTCTCTCAGCGCTGTAAGCGCGTCACGCAGCTCATTGGCCTTGGGATCAAAATGCTCATCCCCCATATCCCCTCTAACACGCTCATTTACAGTATTGTAATAAGACTGTAGAGCAGTCATCAAAGGTTCAGACTTAGCAGGATCTACAGCGAGGGCCTTTACCTCATCGGGGAGATTGGCTCGCGTAGGTGCTAGCTTGGGGTCTACAATCTTGCCAAAGTCCTTGGCATTAGCGCCATCAGGGAGGTCATTGGCAATTGAGCGTCCTACGGCACTCTCGTATTGCGCCAGCCAGTCAGGACTATTGATGCCATGGGCAATAAGGCTAAATGCCTGCTGCTCATGGGGATTAAGGTCCTTAAGTACTGGGATGAGTTGTTCTACTTGCCTATGAGTCTGCTGTAGAATCTGAGAATCGTTCCTCGCAGCTCCCATCTTCTGCCCAAACGTTCTCGCCTGCCAAATCTGACCCTTCTGAACGAATGGGACCTTCTCACCAAGCTTATCGGTAAGAATCTGCGTTGCCTTACGTAGAGGCCGTGCAGAGTAGTCTCTAGCGATGCTAGGAGTCGTTACCTCAGAAGGATCAAGGGCCGAGGGGTTGAATGAGAGAGCATCGCGCCCCTGTGTAGTACCTAGACGCGCGAGCGTTGACTCAGGAGCAATCTTACCAGCATTAGATAGAGTCGAACCAAGCCGTGCAGCCCCACCAGCACCTAGAGACGCGACAGTAGCTACGTCAAGAATAGGACCCAATGGGTGCTCATAGAAGTTTTTGATGGGGTTACCAGTGAGATACTGAGTGTTGTAGTAGTCAAGCTGGGGATCAATAACATTCTTCTTGACGTTCTCACCGAAGCCCGGGGCATCTTGACGATTAACCCCACCAGCGCCTGCCCCGGGAACTCCATGACTCATACCTGCTAGGCCTAGCCCAAAGTTACTAACGTCCTGTACTGCTGAAGTACCAGCCTCAGCGAGACCAGGAATGAAGCCCTTAGTAGCCCTCCAAGCATCTTCACCTAGATTCCCGAAGAAGCCACCTACAGCACCAATACCCTTTCCTACAAAGCCCAAGTCCCCACCCTTATCAAGGTTAGCACCAGCAGCCTTAGTATCCTCAGGGCTGAGATCTTGAACTTTAATCTTACCTTGATTAACGAGAGTTGCTAGTAGCGGACCACGGAGAGGCTGAGAACCAATGCTCTGCCCTAGACTAGTAGCAGTCTTAGGTGAAAGTTGAGCTCCCCTTTGGAGCGCGATAAGTTCCCAGATATTTGGTCTAGCCATTAGCGGGGTAGCCTGCGTAAGCGTCAGCGTTACCTTCAGCCTTACGGGCCCTCTTTAGTTGATCGAGGCGATTACGTGCATTCTTAGCCCACCCTGTATTAGAGCCAGCCATCATTACCCTCAATGCAGTACCTTCACCCATACCTGTAGAAGCCATAATAGACTGAAGTGTCTGATCAAACTTACCCTTGGTACGGGATTCAATACGAGCTTGAGTCTTCTTAACGTCAATCTCCTTGGTTGCCGACCCAAGGTCATCTTTTTTGTAGATAATGTCGTTCTTAGTCTGACCGAGAACACCCTGTAGGATAGTTAGACCTGAGTCAAACTGCTTACCCTTGGCTACAGCGACGTCATCCTGAGCACCGCCAGTAATCTGCTGACGTTGGGTGTCGGCATTTTGCTGTGAGATACCAAGCTCTACATCACGCTGAGCTTCACTCTTACGCTGTGCACGCTTCTGTTCACCAAATGTGTCTTGTGCCAATTGGTCTTGACTACGAGAAGAGCTACGTGTGCGTGCACTATTCTTCTCTGACTCAGTCTGCGCACGAGACTGCAGACCAAACTGGTCTGATGCTAGTCCCTGTTGGAAAGCTTGGCCCGAACGCGCTAGCTCTGTTGTTCCTAGATTCTGTCTAGCTTGCTCCATGAGCCCTGGTAGAGTAGCGAACAGCCCGCGCCGTTGATCGTTAAGGCCTTGCTGCACGCCTTGGAATCGTCGATCCTCTCCCTCTGCAGCTTGGCGGCCTGCTGTTCCAGCGATGGCAGTATTGGCATTTGCTCTCGCGTTAGCTGCTGTAACGTCCCCTCCGAGGGACATGCTGCCTGCTCCGCCGTACCCGGCATTGGCGAGGAGTAAGTTTGGATCGACCTGGCGTGCTGTTCCGCCAAGTCTCGTAGCCTCAGCGTTTGCTGCATCTTGCTGCTGTCGTAGGGCAGCGGCCATCCCAGCCTGAGCATCTGCATTAGCGCCTCCAAGTGAGTTAAGAATCCCTGCGTTTGCTGTAGCTAGATCGCCTGCACCAGCACGGGCAGCATCAGACTCTGCATTATACCACCCCTTCATCTCATTAGCTCTGTTATTGTGAGCGCTCTGTGCCTGCCCAGTTTGATACCCAATCTCACTCAACTGAGGATCAATTTGACTACGAGCAGTCTTAGTTACTGCGGTATTGAAGTCATTTTGAGTAGCATAGGGAGAGGCTAGGGGGTTGTATGGCTTCACCTTCTTTACCGCTTTTTTCTTAGCCATTACTTCTTACCCTTCTTCTTCGCTTGCTTCTTCTGTTTTGCAGAGAACTGAGCTGCAGTTAGTGATTTAGATGGGGGGTTAGCTACAAATGCAGCTGTAGGATCAATGGCATTTGCGGCATCAAAGTCTACTTGGTTAGCCTGTGTATTAGCTTGGTTAGAGACGAGGTTAGCAGCAGCTAGAGTACGCGCGTAACCCGCTAGAGCATCTTGGAATGAGTTAGACGCCCCTGCACGCTGGAAGTCAAAGTTCTGCCTTGTGTCATCTCTGTTATTTAGACGTAGACCAGAGAAGAATGTATTACCTTGTACAGCACTATTATCAATGCCCTTATAGGCGTCCTGTTGACCCCTATCCAACTGACTGTAAGTACTATTAGGATCTACAGCAAATTGATATCCAGCAAAGTCAGGGTTCTGTTGATACTTAGCAATCTGAGTTGGGTCGCCTAGTCCCATTACAGCCCTATAGACTGAATCACGCCAATCGGTTTGGGCTCCTTGTTGAGCTACTTGAGAATCACTACGGATGGCTTGGCCTTGGGCCGTAGGTGGTGCTGCACCATAAACAGGAGGCGGAGGAGCTGTTGGGGCAGACGTTGCCGGCAAGCCCTTAGCAGGGGCAGGCCCCGTTACTCGAGCAGGAGTAACAGGAGGCCCCTTTAAAGCCGGTACATTTAACTTAAGTTGTGGCTTCTTCTTTGCGATGGGGACAGGCATTAGTCTCTCACATTCCTAATTCGACCGAGAGAGCCTCTTTGTTCAGAGCTATAGTAAGTTAATGCTCTATCAATAATGTCTTGGAATCTCTGTTGCTGAGTAGCAGCCCTATCCTCTTGGTTCTCAGTATCGAGGCCAATAGCAGCAGCTCCCCTCACAAGAGCAAAGTGATACCTTAGAGGTATTAGAGGTATATCAGTATCCGCAGTAAATGTTTCTGCCGCAGCCGTGTAGTACATGGTGTAACCATAGTCTTGATCTGGTATTGGAGCTACAAAAAATTGAGTATCGGACATCTTAGTCCAAAACCGTGGAACACCTAGATCAGTAAAGAGAGTTGTAGTAGCAAATTCCGTAAATGATTTATAGCTCAATGGAACTGAAGAGTTATTCACACCAATAACAACTGAGATTGGCATAGCTGATAGTGGAGGTAGAATAGGTAGTGTATTAGTCCCTGGGGTTAGAAAACCAAATAAAGTCTTCTTCAACCAAGGCCAATCAAACGCCTCTACAAATTGAGCGTTTGCCTCATTGATCCAATCTAAGAGGGGGTCAGTGTCCTCAAAGCCAAAGCGTTTAACTGAAGTCTTAATCTGCCCTACGTTCACGTACCCTCACGTCCCTCCTAGCGGCCCACTTACGCTTTTTGCTTTGCCCTGCGCTACCTCCGTAGATATCGCAGTGGTCGTGAAGACCATCCTTTGCAAAAGCGTGAATGAGACGCTCAGCAGCGTCACCCGACATTTCCCTAAACACGTCCATTTCGGCGTCTTTAGCCTTGTCCTGTTCGCGCTCAAGACGTGCCGCAAACTGATCACCGGTCTCAGCACCAGGCGCATCGTTCTTACCCTTTAGGGTCCTTTGATACGCGCGCTCAAGGTGTCTATCAGAGAGGATAAACTCCTCCCTACTCTTCTTGGAGTTATACCAAACTACAATCCATTCCTTTTGGGCTGAATCATAGTAGCATGAGAGGTCAGGGTCGAGCTCGCGTAACTTTGCCTTGGCGTCTGTTACGTCTGGCCCCTCTTCTACAAGCCGACCCAGATTCATATCCATATAGGTTAGACCTGGACGAGCTACGACCCTAACACTACTCATAGATGGATCACTTCCTTAGCCGATTTTTACTAGGAAAGCCACATCAATTGCTGTGGCTGTAAGGTCAGCATCATAAGCAGCTGCAGAATGCTCTGCCACCGCGTTGGATGCTACGTCAACCTCAAAGAATTTAAGCTTGGAGTTGGTCTTATCATACTCCATGCCCATGCCCCTGAGGGTACCCCAAGGAACTACCCTACGAATGACGCCTCCCGTAACGAGATACTTCAGGAGGTTTAGCACTTCGCCACCAGTGGCGTAGGAACCAGACAGAGTTACTGTACCGGTTACCATCCACCAACCTGAAGCGAAAGCAATAGAGTTATCGCCATCACCTGAGACTTCAGGGGCAAATACGAGAGCCATATCAGCCTCCTACAGCCACAGGCCGGCAGCGTCGTCCTCGAGGCTGTCAATCTTACCCAGGCGATTACGGGCTGTCACGGCCATGTTGTGGTCGGCAGCGAGGTAACCCTCGAAAGCGTCCGTACGGTCTGCCTTACGAGTGAGGATAGCACCATCATCATCGACCCAATCCCAGTTACCAGGCTGATCGCCATCGGGGAGGAAGATCCATGCGAGTGCCTCAGTGTTGAGGAACCACATCGTACCCTTAGGGCAGTCATCATCGAACACGAGCGGGAACTCGTTGAACATGACTGCCTTGAAGCCACCCCGGAGGGTAACGGATTCCTTGTCGGTGAATCGCTTCTCCGACTTAAGGGTGTTGACGTAACGCCTACGCACACCACGTGTAGTAAGCAGAAGCTCGACCTCGCCGTTACCAGAGGTACCGACGCCATCGATAACCTGCTGACCAAGGTCCTCGTTGAACGGGTTACCACCGTTCGAGAACGTGATCGACTTCCACCACTCATTACCAGCAGCGGTAGAGTCTACAGAGTGAATCGTACCTGTAGAGCCGATCAGGTTACCAAGACCATGGATCTCCTTCTTCCAGTTGCCCGTACGAGCGACACGGTGGTTAGTCGTAGCCGTAACGTCAGCACCAGAATAGGTGAGAACCTTAGTAGAAGCGTTGATCGCCGAGATGGTACGGTTCTGCGCGAGGAACGTATCGTTCGTGGAGTCCACAAGGTCGATGCGCATTCCTACACGGAGATACTGAACAGAGTCAACCGTAACCTGGTTGGCACCATCAGCAGTTACTGCGGCGAGAGCACCGGTCTGGTTACCGTAAGCCTGTCGGTTAACGTCCTTACGGAGGTCGCGGACAAGGCCCTCAGTCTCAGCCTCAAGGAGGCGAATGAACGCTCCAGGCTTACGACGTGAGAGACGGATAGCGTAGCGGGTAATCTCAATCGACCCGAGGTTGTGGCGGAGGACGTCAATGAAGTCCACCCACCCCTGCTGACCAGCAATCGGGATAGTACCACCCTCGTCGATAGCACCAACGCCCTCGTTGCGGGACTTGTGCGCGGGGAGAACCCAACGACGGCCAGCAAACTCGATGCGCTCTGCTTCGCGAGAAAGACCACGGAATGGAACAGTTTCGCCCTTAGACGAACGAGGTTCACCCTCGTCCTCAGCAGCGAACATGAGCACCGCGCGCTGATTTAGCTGTTCCCTAATGGGGGTTAGGTAATAGTCCTTGAGGACTGCATCAGCATTAGCAGTGTTTTGAGCCACGTTTCACACCTACTTTCCTATGACTGGTTGGCTTTGGCCATGTACTGCTCAGCACTAGCACTAACCTCGCCAAACATACCACGGCGTTTAGCCCCGGCAGACGGACGACGTTCAGCGGGGACCTTAGGTACCCCGTTCGTGAGTGCGAGTGTAGTGGCCTTTTTCTGTTCAGTTGGGTCGGGAACAATCCCGCCCATGATAGCGTTGCGGTACTCCAACGCATCCTGTACTGCTGCTTGTGCATTTCCACCGTGTCCCACAAACTGGGCAATCATACGCTGCCTAGTGAGTAGAGCTTCATCGATACCGCCAGCCTTGAGTTGCTGAGTCATCCATGTTATGCTCTTATTCAACGCAGCATCTTCTACACGCTGACGTGAACTTGTCTCGGTTTGCTCCTTCCACCCAGACATGTCCTTAACCTGCTGCTGTAGCTGCAGGATAATAGCATCACGAGGATCCTCAGGGTTAAGGCCCTGAGTAAGCTGCTGTTGCTGTTGTGGCTGGCCCTGGGGTTCTCCCTTAAGGAGGCTCTCAAGGTGGTCGACATCGAGGTCTGGATCGAGCTTGCCCTGCTGTTGTAGAGCGCGGGCGAGTACAATCCACTGTCCGGCGGGATCTGATTCAAATGCTTCAGCGAACCTAGCCAGTCCTTGCACCGCTTCGGGTGTGTAACTTGAGAAAGGTGCGTATCGCTGCTGTAGCTGTGTAACGTGCTGGTTAACACGAGACATATGTGGCTCAATTTGAGTCCACGCCTCATCCGGCACGCCCTGAAAGAAGGTGTTACGGAACCCATCGCCTTGGCCCTGCTGCCCCTGCTGCCCTTGGCCTTGCGGCTGTGGCGTACCAGGTGCTACAGGCTGTGCTCCGGGTACTACACCTGTGGGTCCTCCACCGGCACCGGGATCGATGGCGGCGAATAGAACTTGTTTCCAACTTAGTAGACGGAACATTAGCCCTCCATATGGTCTGTACCTACCTTAGTAGGCCTTGGACCCCTTTTTCTTAATATCTTCGATTGCCATAGCTGATGCATTGGCAAATGGATGCTGCCCGTCATTAGATGACGGGGGTGCACTAGGTGTCATACCAGATAGATCGGGCACAGCACCCACCGCGTCAGCATTAGGAATATCCCCGCCGGGAGGAGCATTAGGATCGCCCCCCTGGGGAGACAGCGCAGGAGCCAACTGCTCTACAAGCATGTTAGGATCCCCACCACCCTGAATATACTGACTACAGAGATCAAGAATCTGAGGAATAAGATCCTCAGGACCGCCTCCACCGCCCGGCATTGCGCCCATGGCTGCCATTAGATTGCGCTCCGCCCCCAGTCACCCTGATTCTGTGGAATCTTAAGGTACTTAGCTTCTACAACGAGGTCTTCTGAGCGACCATCACGGGTCTTCACATTATACTCTGCAGGAATGGCAGCATTCATCTGCTCAGGGATACCAGAGGTACCCTTCATCTGCTCTTCGAAGCTAGCCCAAGTGGCCACCCCGTTAACTGCTACAGACCGGCCATGGTCAGGGTGACCCTCTCGATCAATAACAGCCTTTGCCCCAGGATACATACGAGTATTAGCCGTAGACTCCTTAGCAGCCTTACGCATCTGAGCAGGCGAAGCTGCCCTATCGTAAGCCTCCTTGTCCATAGCGGGGGCACCACCCCGAGGGTCCCCAGCTTCTACTAGAGCCTTGTAGACGTTTGAGTGGGGGTCATCTACAGTTTGGGAGGCAATGGGACGCTGCTCGGGGACAGCACCCTCAGGTAGATTCTGCGCGCGCCGCGCTTCATCCATATTTGCCTCAAATTCCGCCTGTGCGGCGTCCTTCTCGGTTGAATCAGACATAGTCATCTCCATTTTATCCTATTGTGGCATCCCATCCAAGGGACCTGCCTGAGGCGCTGCTCCATTAGTTGAGGCTACAGGACCTCCTTGGACAGGGGTTTGATTATTCTGCCCATTAGCTACTTGTGGTTGGGGCATAGACTGACCAGGTGTAGGTACTCCAGCAGCATTAGCTTGTGCTACACCCGTGAGGAACTTCTGATGCATAGCATCGTGGTCCTCATAGATCTTCTGAATATGCTCAGGTAGATTCTCGTAATCAATTGTCTTCATCTCACGACGATGGACTACAAGGTGAGCCATGTGGTTATACCAATCAAGGACCTTACATTCCTGTCCTTGGGCCATCTTCTGGTTCTCACGCTCAGCCTGCTGCATGTCACGTTCCCACTCTTCAGGCTGCCCCTGCCCGAGATCAAGCATCTCCTTGATCTTACGTGGGTCGGTTTCGATTCCCATAGTAAATAGGTCTAGCGCAAAAGCCTGCATCGCTGCGCGGGAACGAGGCAAAGCGGAACCTGCCTGAACCTTAACACCACCTACACCTGTGAGCTGAGTACCTATAAAATGGATTACCTCCGGTTCTGCGTGCTTCTTAGGAATGAGGGCTAGACGTGGGATATCGTAGCGTTCAGCGGTATTCCGCATGACCTGCCATGCGAAACGCTCAATCATCTCCTCAAACTCTTGGATCGTTGGTCCTAGTTTTGTGTCATCTTCCTCCTGTAGATACGCAATCGCCACACCCGAACGTGCCCCTGTCGGAACGCGGCCTTGGGCAGTTTCTCCCTGGCCTGCGATGGTATTGACGAATTGCTGTAGATTCTCTGGGAGGTCTTGGACATAGGCGGGCATTTCCGGCACGTCAATGTAGTGGGGGTCACTACCATTTGGCCGGAAAGGAATGGTAATACGAAGGCCAGGCTCGTTAGTGACTTTACCCTCAGGAATGTTATGGTAATCGTAGTCAATAAATGGGGGATTAGAGATTAAGTTACGGTTCTCTACAAGTTGAGACTCTGTCTTAGAGATCTCGAGTACGGGGTCTCGGATCTGGGACAGTACCGACAGTGGGTAGCGTGAACCGGGCATGGGGATATGTCCCATGGCCGAAAACGGCAGCTCCCCGTGACCGAACGGATACGGGGTTCCATCAATGAATTCGTCATCCGTGAAGATGAGTTCGGCCCCGTCTGGGAAGTACCTGTGTCCAGGGCGAATGAAGAGTCTATGAACAACAATGAGCTCCTGAGCGTCTGGGGTAATACTGGTAGCACCTAGCGTCCCAGTAAGGTCAACTTTCTCAAGAACTCGCTTCTCAAGGAAGTTTGGTGAGGCTTTCTTAGACGGTGTTACCTCCTTACCCCAACGACGATAAACCACATCAACGTCATAGGTCTCTGAGACCCAACCAAACGCAGCCTTAGACCAGTCATTTGTAGAGAAATCCCATCCCCATTGCATGGGGCCTAGGGCTACAAGACGGTGGTCACCCTTAGGAATAGTCTGCTTCTTGACGCGACCCCCACTCTCTCTTACCTCAGCTTGATATGCTTCAATCTGCTGGGGATCAAATATAGGGGAGCCGTCTGGTCCTACAATGACTTCAACTTCACCATCTACAGAGGGGTCATAATCTGAGAATAGACACCCCATGCCACACGTTAGCGTCCAAATAACTGCATCACGTCTGACCTTGGGAAGAGAGAATTTCTCCTCAACGTAATTGTTCCACACCTTATCCGCTGTATCAGCAGAGTCAAGGTCAGATTTATCCCCTGACCGCGCGGTCCAGTCAAGAATGGGCTTATTCTTTAGGATCTTTGCATACTCTGTACGGACGATGGGATTGCAGAGATTGATTGCAAGACGCACGCGATGATCTGGAGCGTCAGGCTCCTCTAGCTTCAATGAGTGAGGATTGAACGACACCCAAAGATCGCCACCATAAATACAGAGTTGCTCCCACCAAAGAGTTTCGTGCCCCCTACGAACCGCACGGCCATCTTCAATCAGACATAGAGCCCAATCAAACAGCTCGGTTTCATTATCTGGTTTCTTTAGCATAGTATGGAAGGTTTGGGGCGGGGGCCTCGCGGACGAGGCATACGCGGCAGCCACCCGCCCCCCCGAGTCACCTCAGCGGGGAGGGCTAGACCGCTGTCGACCAGGTGACTCAAGATTAAAAGCCTCCTCCACCCATCTGTCGCCTTGCGGCCAAGAGTAGTTGCTGTTGGATCTGGGGGTCTTGCATGGACTGACTAAACAACTGTTCGCCCGCCT